ATGAAATACTTGAAACGTATGAGAATGGAGATTCTGCAAATTTTATTTATGGGACATCACTGAAAGATGAACCTAGAGATGCAAAAAAGAATGCCATTGGTAAGATTCGTGTTTTTTACATGACTTCCCTTGACAATCTTATTGTCAGTCGAATGTTTCTTGCTCCTTTTTATACTATGATGGTTGAAGATGGTGAGGTCTTTCGCACCTCTGTCGGTGTAAACATGCATTCAGACGCAAATGCCATTTATGAGGAAATGCGAGCCTTTTCTAATAATATCATTGAGGGAGATTATTCTGATTTTGATGTGAATAATCCATTTGGTATCGCTCACGCAGCAGCAAGTGTCGTACTCAGAGTGTTAAAAGCTTTTGGATACAACACCAAGGCTTTGAGAATGACAGAAGGTATTTTATCCGATGCACTATTTACTTTAGTACATATGAATGGTGACATCTTTTCTAAACCTGGGCTTCAACCTAGTGGGAAATATGGCACCGCAGAGGATAATTCATTGAGAGCTGTCCTCATGCAGATGTACATTTATTATACAATACCTGAATTGTGGGACACCAGCTTTTTCAAAGAAACGATGCTCTTAACCTATGGTGATGATTTTCTCAATGGGCTGTCCAAATTAGCGGCAAAACATTTGAATAATTTTGTCTACAGAGATAAATGTCTCGAACACTTTAATATGAAAGTCACTCCTGCTTCAAAAGCTGGGGTTATGACAAAATTTGTTACTCGAGATGAAATGTCATTTCTGAGAAGAACTTGGGTCTGGGACCCTGTTCATAAGGTGCACAATGCTAAATTGAATATGAATTCTATTTACAAATGTTTGCAATGGACCACACCTTCACAGGTAGAATCTGTGGCTGACCAAGAGTTATCTACGATTAGATCCGCATTATGGGAGCTATTTTTCCATTTAGACAGAGATACACATCACAATTTCAGGAAATTGTTAGTAGATGCCTATTGTTGCGCACATAAGGTGCCGATTAGTGGCGTGTTACAGGATTTGCCTACTTGGACTAATATTGAATCTAAATTATTCCCTGAAATTCAATCCGAAAGTGGGGAGGTCAGAGCTAAGGCTGTTGACATGTTGAATGCTTTGGATCTTGAAGAAGTTAAAGAGCAATACACCGCAGAGGAGCTTCATTTATATAAAAGTTTATGGAGCGACCCTAAAGTTGATGTACGAGCTATGAAACGTAACGTTTCAGCTCAAGCTGATGCTGCTGCAACAAAAGTCTTTTTGGAAAGATTTATAAAGAAGAAATCTATGCCCGACTTTTATACTGAATCTGGAGAACTGTCCAGTGGACTCGTATCTGATTCGAAACGTATATTAACTCAGAATTTTGAGGATATGGTCGGGGATGGCGAGCAAACTGTTGTAATGTCTTCAAGACCGCTTCACAATGGTCAGCAATCTTTATTACAAGCCAATGACTTTTTGAGCAGACCTGTTGAACTAGCAAATTTTTCCATACCCTTGTCCTCTGATTTAGGGGTTTCATTTCCCATATGGGATTTGTTCACTCTTGAAGAAGCGGTGAGGGCAAAATTGAGAAATTATGCTTATTTGAGGGGTGATATCTGTGTGAGAATTACTGTTTCAGGGTCTCCCTTTCATTATGGGAGATTGTTGGTTTCTTATCAGCCATGTGCTAACAGGAATGCCAATTTGACAGCATTAACTGCTAGTCCTAATTATAGGACTATGATGTTAAATTATCTCTCTCAAGCACCTGAATCAGGTATCATTGACGTGAAGGCCAACAAGCCTTTGATGCTCAAATGTCCTTACATTTCTACGAAACCTGCTTTCAGGTTGTGGAACGAAAGCTCGTCAGTGATAGCTGCCACCACCTCATTTGCTGATCTTGAAGAAGCTGGTCGCTTATATTTATATACTATGAACCAGGTCAACGCTGTCAGTGATTCACCCTCAACTCCATATGTGCAAATTGTCGCCTGGATGGAGAATGTCCAATTAGGATGTCCTACGGCCACGCAAATTGATATTTCTACAGAATCTGGAGATATAGAGGGCGATGAATTTGAAGCAGGACCAGTGGAGAGGTTTTCTTCTGCTGCTGTCCAAGTTTCTGATGCTCTCAAGGTGGTGCCTTATATTGCACCATTTGCTACAGCTTCATCTTTCATCTTTAATGGTATGAAAACCTTTTCCTCCATATTTGGTTGGTCAAAACCGCCAATTGTTGGTGATCCTATTTTTGTCAAGAACCGTCCATTTGGGAACGGCTGTCAAACGATAGGCGCCAGTACAGTTAAGAGGATTGGGTTGGATCCCAAACAAGAAGTGTCAATTGACCCAAGTCCATGTGGAGTTAATCAAGATGATATGATAATTGCTAACATTGCTGCTCGTGAGAGTTATTTTACTACTTTCACTTGGGCACCTACCGATAGTATTCTTTCGAATAGCATTTTCAAGTGTCGTGTTCATCCACAGTTGGACACAATATATAATGGAGTTGTTCTTAAGGATTATTACCAGCCCACTGCTTTGAGTTTTGCTAGCACCCCTTTCACATTTTGGAGAGGAGATATTGTCTTTAGATTTGACTTTGTTTGTTCCGCATATCATAGAGGCAAGCTTGTGGTTTATTACGAGCCCAATATTGCTCAACATGCTTTAATGGATTTGGACATTGATCTGAATAAACAATGGATTCAGGTCATAGACATTCAAGAGACACAAAGTGTTGAATTCTGCGTTAAATGGGCAGCTTCTCGACCTTGGATGAGGTTGATGAATGCTCCCAAATCTATTCTTAACTACCAATCTTTTACAAACTCTTCGGCTTATCAAGAAGTCAATGGATATATTGGAGTCGCGGTTTTGACCGAGATCCAATCTCCAGATGATTCCTCTATAGAAGTCAACGTTTTTGTGCGTGGTGAGAACATGCGTTTCAATGCTTTGACTGGAGCGAATATGCCAAGTGAACGTATGGTACCTGATTCTGTTATCCTTACCGAATCCGGAATGATCAAAGATAACTCTGATCAACCTGTAACTTGTATTAGTCTCAATGATAGTACAGCTACTGATGATTGGATTTCTAAGATGTATTTTGGAGAAGAACCTATTTCATTTCGTTCACTTTTGAAACGTTACGTGGAAACACGCTATGCTTATGTTGATGCATCTACATCTTCTAAAAAGTGCGTTTCTGCAATCAGCAATATTGTGCCCAACATTGATCCTCCTTATGGATCAGCCATTTCTGGTGAGCGAACTCTGCTCTCTTATCTCCGGTATGCCTATTTAGGCACGAAGGGAGGAATGAGAAAAAGAGTTAGAATACTAGGAAACAGTTCTTTTGACAGTCCGTACCTGCGTACTGAGATATCTTTATTAGAGTTTGGAGGTAGCTATCTTGAAAGCTTTGAATGGAGTTCTTCCCATGCACAGGTTAAACAAATGGGAACAGTGAGTTTTATACCTCACACCAATGGTGGTTTAGAAGCCGAAATTCCTTTCTATTCACCAAATTTGTTTTCGTACTCTTTTGCAGACAATCTAATAGGAGATAATCCCACTGGTGATATGTCCGCTTCCTGGTATAAACGTTATATTTGCCAGTTCGAGAGTATGGATGGAAGTGTCGGCGGAGTTGAGTTTATTGAAGAAACAGCAACCGCAGAGGATTTCATGTTCATGAGATTCATGGGAGCCCCATGTTTTTCCAATAACAAAATTGTCTAAAAAGACAGAGCGAGAGGC